GTTAGTAGTTGCAGTGCCATTAGACCTAATTTTTCCCCAGTATCCTCCGATTCCTCCACCAGAACTTGAAAGCCATATGTTCTCATCATAGTGAGCAGAAAGGCCATGTCGCGAATCAGGCACGTAATTGAGGAAGCAACTAATAGGCATACCCCTAGTAGTTCCCCCGTTAGAAAGTATAGGAGTGCTGAACATAAACCAATTACTACTGCTATAGTCGTAAAGCCTTTGCGCCAAATCTGTGTCAACATTTCCTTTATAAGTAGCACCAAATATAGAGGCCCTTTTATAAGCATCTTGAGCATATTTTTCATCATTCCACAAATACCTATCTTTAATTGTATTTAAACTAAAATCATTAAGTAACTTTTCTTTTTCGTAATCAACGGTAATTTCTAATGTCATTTATATCATCCTTTTCTATAGCCTTTTCCTTTCGTCTACGTTTGTTTAAACTTTTGTTTTTGCTTCTACGTTTTTTTTCAAAGCTGTTACGTCTTTCAGACTTTCTATCCCAAGTCATCCCGATTCTCCAGCCAAAACTGTTTCAGCTTCTTTTCATACCATTCAGCTTTTTCCATATCTTGAACTGGATTACTTTTATACCTCATCCTCCAGCGATACTTTAAAGAATTACCACGTAAGTACCCTACAAACTCATCAGGTGTAAGCATAGCTTGTATTGCCTGTATACATTCTATACTTCCTTTATTGTAATGAGGCGGGTGATTTACATTATCTGTCATAGTAGAATTAATTAAATCTGAATAAGACTCTCCTAATTTATTAACTTCATCCCACTCTGCTGGTGTTGCATTATCTATACTCATGTCCACTCCTCTGGAAATGTTTTTTCTGAATACCATTTAAATTTATTTTTCTCAGCCCATTCAGCGTGAGAAAATTTTGTGCCGTCCCTTCTGCGACGAGCATAGGGCATCGGAGCAGAAGGAGAGGCAAAGAGAAATACTAACTCATAATCTTTTGGTAAAGCTTTCTTTATCCATATGTATTTATTATACTCTTGATAATCCCAGAATCTTCCTTTAGCTTCTATTAGAATTGTCTTTTCATCAATAACTTTTACAAAGTCTGGATTATATTTATGCTCTACTATATAAGGGACTTCTTGTGTGTGTAAGTCCCAGGAATCTAATAATCTTTTGTGTAGTGCTGCCTCCCATTTAGAATCATAACCTTCAGGAACATCCTTTTCTATAGGTCTTTTAACTCTTTTCTTACGCATTTTCTATATCTTGTAGTGTAACTTCTTCAATACTTTTTAATCTAGATACTTTCTTTACACGTTTTCTAAACCACTTATAAGTGTAAGCATTTAATCTAATTTGTCCTTGTGAAAAAAAATATCTTTCTTTGGGTATCATCTTCTGCATTAATGCTTCAGTTACTTCTCCATCAGGAAGTATACTGTCTAACCACTCTATAGTTAGATCGTATACTTTTTTATTAAGCTTCTGTTTTTTGCTCTGCTGAATCATAATTTTTTACCAGCTTCCAATAAGTTAATAAACTGTTAAACATTTCTCTATGTTTATCAAATGTATCTTCACTCCAATGATGCATCAGTATTATATCTGTATCTTTTCTATCAACAAACAAAGATACTCTTTCTGCTCTGACAAACTCACAACCCTGTGCGTATGCTGATAACTGCATACCATACGAGTCATACACCATTTTAGATATGTCTTTGCCTTTTAAGTTGTCTTTAGTTTTAAAGTCTACAAATACTCCTGATTTAGAATATAAATCTATTTTACCTCCATATCCCATCTTAGATGCAAAGGATGCTTCTGCTATCCACTGCTCACCAGGAAAATGTTCATCTAATAGATACTTTATATCGTTATATATCTTGCTATCTTCATGCCCTAAGAAACCTTTTTCTATGATAGCGTGTATCTTTGTACCTTCTCTTGCAGCATCTACTCCTATTTCTTTAGAAGCTACTTTACATCTATTAATATAATCTTTATCTGCTTCATCATCTTTCCTGTTTAATTGAATAGCTGCTTCTAGTGCTCTATCAATCTTCCAGTTTTCCAATGATGGTTTAGCTAACAGATCTATGATAGTAGTTACCGAAGGTACAAATCCTTCTTTCCTGGCATCTCGTAAAGTAGTATTCCTTTCTTTACCATTAGCTCCTACAATAGTGTATTGAGGATTACCCTCCCTATCATACCAATGACCAGCTTCTGATTTATATTCACTCATTGTTTATCCTATGATTTATGAATCTTAGTTTTCTTGTTTTAGAATTATAATGCAAATACTCAACACCTAATTCTTTTTGCAGTTGAGATCTGGAAGACAACCTACCATCTTTATAAGACTTAACATCTATAAGTTTTATAGTACCTTCACCATCTATAGCTATTATATCTATTGGGCCTGTACAGCCACAGTTCTTAAAAACATGATAATCTTTATCCCATAAATAGGTTATAGCATAGTGCTCTGCTAAGTCTCCTATTCTACTTGGTGCGTGTTTAATTTTTCTTACCATATTTCATACTCTCCTTGTTCTGAGACCCAAACATCATCACAATAGTAAACCCATCTTATACCATCTTTTATTCTCCATGAGATTGGCCCACATTCATATTCTAAAAAAGTTTTATCTGCTTCATCGTCATCTCGTCTGTACCAAGCTTCTAAATCTTTATCCATTTCAGACATTAGTGTGTCTCTGACCAATTAGTTCCAACATTATACTCTCCATCTAGAGGGCAGCGTAGATTAAAATCTAACCCTGCTTGTTTAATGCTTTCGACTCCTAACTTACCTAATGTTTCAGCTTCTCCTTCTGCAACTTCAATCTGCCATTCATCGTGGACGTTTGCAACAAAGTTTGCATTCAAGTTATTTTCTTTTATTTTATTGTTTAAATTAATTAATGCTTGTTTCATTACAATAGCTCCTGCACTTTGCAACAATGTATTTAGTGCTGCATGTTCAGATCTAATTGTAATCCTCCTACCATCTAAACCTTTTAAGTATCTTTTTGCTGAAGCTCTTTCAACTCTTTCTTTAAGTTTAGCGAGTGATGGTAGATTACGCAGGAAACGTCTTCTAAGTTCTTTGCCAGCCTCTGGTACTATCCAGCACGACCTACATTCTTTTCCATACGGACTATAAGACGCAGGTATCTGAGCCAGGTTTGGTTTAACATGAGACATTCTAGATGTCACTGCACCATTATGTATTACAAATGCATGAACTCTGTCATCTTTGCCTAGATACTTAAACCATGATTCTACCTGTGCTATTCTTTTTTGCAGCATTAAAAAATCTGCTATAAGTTTTGCTTGAGGTATATTTTCTACAGTTTTTAAAGTACCTTCATCAACTATAGGCTGGCCTGTTGGAGTAAACTTTTTAGGCTTCCATCCAAACTCTTGGAGATACTCACCTATTTGTTTTCTTGATCCTAAATTAAATTCTTGTATTTTAAACCTGTCAAATGCAAGTATATTATTTTTAGGTCTTTGAACTAAACATGAAAACTCTTCATATGTCAAGCCTTGTCTTGATAAAGTACCATCTTTTTTAAATTTAGGTACAACTGTTTTTATCTTTACCTTTTTAGGTAAGAATACTTTCTGTACTTCACATTCTATATTTGCTTTACTTTCTCTTAATGTAGCAAGAAGTTTATCTGCTTTTGCTACATCAAATAGGAATCCGTGATTCTCTTGTTTCTTTAAGATGTCTGCAACTTCATGTTCAATCTTTATACATCTTCCATCAAAACCATCAAGCTCATTCAATACTGTATTAAATACTAATGCATTTAGTTCTACATCATTGATACAATACTCCATCATCTTTTCAGAGTATTCAGTAAAGTCTGCTTCCTCCATCAATCCTTTGTGATAGTTAAGTTTAAATCCCCAGGCTTTTAAACTGTGTCCATCTCTTTCAGGATTTGCTAATCTAGAAAGTACCAACGTATCTATAACCTTTTTATCTTTAAAAGATATGTTAGTTAGTTTCTTGAGTACAGGTATATCAAATCCAACAATATTGTGTCCTATTAATATATCTGCTTTTTCCAACAATTTGATTCCTTCATCTATTTGAGAAGGATCAAAAGTATAAAGTCTATTATCTTCTAAGTCTTTAGCCACGATGCACCAGATTACTGATGCACCAAGGCCGTCTGTTTCTATGTCAAATACAAGTTTCATTTAGTCTCCTAAAAAGGTAAGTCATCTACAAGCTCATCCACAGGATCTTCTGGAGTGTATTCTTTTAATCTACCAGTATCTTTATCATAAAGTAAATGGGTAGCTATACCTACATCACCAGTGTATCTAGATTTAAGAACTCGTAACCTGGTTGTATTGGCTTCTGTTTTATCTTCAGCCATCTGGTTTCTTTCTAATGCTATTACGCAATCAGATAGTTGAGCTATACTTTGACTACCTCTGAGATGGCTTAGATTGACCTCTACGCCGTTCTCATGGCCTTCATTACCTGATACCCTACGCAAGTGTGATACAAGCAATAAGCCTACTCCTGTTTCCTCTACGAGGCTACGAAGCTGTGTCATTATATTATCAATAGCTCTACGTTCATCTCCTTCTGACAAAGCAGATACAAGCATATGCAAGTGATCCACAATGATCCATTTACAATCACATCCAATAATTAAGTATCTTAGTTTAGAAAATATTTCTTCAATACTATTGATACCAAAATGAGCGTGAATAAATACTCTGTCTGTACCAAGCACATGATGATAAAGACCATCCAGTTCTTGTTCATTATATCTGCTTCGTATCTCTTCAATATATAATTTATCATTTGCTTCTATTGAAAGTATACCATCTACTGTTCTCCTCCAATCTTCTTCTAATGCAATGATACCGATCTTATCATCTGTTTGATTAATGAACCAATGCTCTAACTCTCTTGTGATACTAGACTTACCAAGACCTGTACCGCCAGTAAATGTAACTAGTTCTCCTTTTCTAATACCAAACAGTTTGTCATTAAGTCCTTGCCAGGGATAAGGTGTACTTTCTTTTTTAGTACGATCTTTCCATTCAATCATACGTTCTGATGTTCTGATAATACCAGCAGGAGTTACAGTTTTTGCTTGCCAGAAACAATCTACAAATTCTTTATGCTTGTTTTCCATAAGCATATCATTTGCATCTTTGTAACCTTGAGGCAGATTCATTATCCTAGCTTTGTTAGGTGGAAATAAACCAGCTACAGATTTAGCAGCATCACGCCCAGGTTTATCGTTATCGAAACATATAATGATATTTTCAAAGTTATCAAAGAACTGTAAGTTTTTCTTAATGTCTTTTGTAGCACTTTGTGCTCCATTTTTGATAGATACGACAGGCCATTTACTTCCTGTAAGTTCATATGCTGCAAGTGCATCACACTCTCCTTCTGTAATTGTTATATATTTTCCTCCAGCATTACATACTTGCTGACCAAACAATCCTGCTTCTTGTATGTCACCTTCACTTTTAAAACCTTTATTGTTTATGTTTCTGATTTTATAAGCTACTAAAGTATTACCTTTGTAATAAGGATAATAATGTTTACTTATTTTACCTTCTGTATCGTAAACTACTCTAACTCCAAAGTTCTTTGCAGTTTCTTCTGATATATTTCTATCAGTTAGTTTTCCAAATACTCCTACAAAACTATCTGAATTAAAGTGAACTTTCATATCTACTCTCTTTTGTGTATACATATCTTTTATATCTACTGGTTTATCATAATTAGGAAAGAACTCTCCACAACTAAAACATTTTGCTGATCCATCATCATTCACACTGACAGCATCAGAACTGTCACATGACGGACATGCAACATGGTACTTAACAAAAGCCATATTATCTCCAAATATAATTAATTAAGAAGTGAGGGGCAACCCCCGATAAAGAGGGTTGCACCCGAACAGAGAGAAAGAATTAAATCTCTGTACTTTCTGAAGAAACAACATCCTCCTCTTCTGTTTCTTCTTCAACTACTAACATCTCATCAGTTAACTGTTCAGCAATATCTTGATTAAAGCCTACTATTGCCCTATTAAGTTTTGCCGTTTGTTTTTTGAGTGCTTGTAAATCTTTATCTGTTTCTAACAGAATAAGAAATGCTGTCTTACCTTCATCAGTAAATTTACTAACGTCATAAGTTCCAACATCTGTAGTATAAGTCCAAGGTTTAACTTGTGTATCTTCAGCCATGATTAAAACTCCTCTTCAGCAAGTTCACCAAGCTCATCTGCATCAGTCTTACTACCACCATAAGGTACAAGATTTAATATGCGTACACCCATCAAATCAAGTCCTTTGAAGTTACCAAACTGATTAGTAGTCTCCCATTCATTATATTGAACACGAACTTCAGATCCATTGCCAATAAGAACATCTACTCTTTTGCCTTCAGCATCTAGTAGCCTGGGCTTCTCTCTGGTATTACCTT